ACCAGGGCCACCGCCAGGGCCACCTCCAGGGCCACCACCAGGGCCACCACCAGGGCCACTGGTAGGGAATTTAGGGAGAGGAAAGTTTTTAGAAAAAGAAGATTTAGCCTTTAGATCAGCTAAGAAAGAGGCGGTAGATAGACCTATAACTGTACTACGAAAAATAAGTCTTAGAAAATCATTATTACTAAAGTAATCAACGTCTCCTAAAAAGTTAGCTATGTGTGGGTTTAATAAAAATATAGCGGACAAACCAAGACCTATAACTCCTGCACGTTTTAGAAACCCTTTAGAGAGAGGAGAAATTTTAGAAACACTTGTTGGTGCTACTTTAATAGATTTATAAAGATAACGACTTAATAATATAGAAGTGCTATAATTAAGTAATTCTTCATAAGATCTTCTAGTTTGTTCTCTAGTAGAATTTTTATTAAGAGTTAATAGATTGTAAGACATAAAACCTAGTAAACCAAGGTTTGTGATTGTACCGGCATTTTTATAAATAAATTTAGCCGCGCGGCCTACTGCTTTAAATCCTTTAATAACATTACTAAAAACAAAAGAAGAAGCTTTACCTATGCGTTCAGCAACAGTTTGAAAAGGTTGAGGGAGTAAAGACAAAACAGAGGAGCCTGCTGTTTTTATAGCGTTTCCAGCATAAGTAAACCCGCTGGCTATTTGATTTCTAAATTTATACCCAAGAAACGCAGCTAATCCTACAGCAGAAGTTCCTAATAATAAAGAACCTGTAAACCCAGGGTTAAAACCAAACTTACTAAGAGCAACACCAGTTATAAGAGACCCCGAAGCAATCAAAGTATATAAAGGATGTTTAAAAGCTAATTTAGCTAAATTTACCAAACCTCTAGGGAGCAACATAGCTGCCTGAGGGAACATAGCTGCTAAACCAGTAAGGCCTAATAAGGCTAAAGTTGAGCCAGTCGCTAAACCCTTATCCGGGTCTTTTTGTTTATATTTATATAATCCCGCACCTACTGCAGCTGTTAGTACTGTACCTACTATGGAAGTAGTAACTCTAGGTTTAGCTCTAGCTATATTAACGATAGATTGACCAAGTACAGGAAATAGACTAAAAATTTTATTAGTTAAATTACCCATCCATTGTCCTGCAGTTTGAGCTGCGTTAGCTATAAATTGACTAGCGGGTGTGAAGAAATTACTAATCCCAGTAAATACGTTGGAAGATAAGGTTTTAAGAGGCTGAACTACCCTAGTAGAAAGAAAGCTAGTAAATTTTGAGTATTGCTGGGAGATAAATTGAGCGGGGGGGCTATTTACAATTAGTTTTCTTAAGTCATTTAAATCTGAAAGGATCACTCGTGCGCCGGTATATGCAGAGAATCTTCTAGTAATTCCTTTCTTAAAGCTAGTTGCTCCGATTGCTGTTCCTAATGAAGTTATTAAAGATAACTGCCCTATACCTGTCAGTACATCAGGATTACGTCTTTGGAATGAACCTGATCCATAAAAATCAGCCTCAGCTAACCTTGTTTGTATAGCCAAACGGGTTAAGTTACTGCCTAAAGGTAAAGGTCTAAAACTAGATAAAGCCCTGGAAGAGACAATTGATTCAAAATATCTTTCACTAATTAACTTTTCACTATCTAAAAACCTACCCATTACGGAAGGATGCACTAAATCTTCTATAGAGGAAACTGGAGACATTGCTCTTTGTCTACCCCTTAAAGTAGCCATTTCCTTATCAAACTGTATGTCTATAGAAGTGTATCTAAGTGGATTTACACCACCTAAAGAAGATTGTCTAGAATATTTTCGATAGTTTATTTCATTAAACTGTTTAGTAGTAAAAGGGAGAAACATATCCGCCAAGAAGCTTAAAGCGGGGTTAGAGATTTTACTACGAATAGAGTTAATAACAGGGTCAATCAGTTTAAAAGGTAGATTAAGGATAGAAAGAGCTTGGGATAGAACAGGAGTTTTAGAGATGTTGTAGATAAGGTTTGTATTAAATCTATGAATAGGGTTAAAGATATTTTGGTCTAGTTTATAAGCAAATTTTTGAACAGATTTAGTTATAGAACCTTTAAGGAAACTTTGGTCAGCAAGATAACCACCAATACCCACCAGGGAAATAATACCAGCAAGACCCAAGCCAGGGCCTATACCTTGAGAGGAGAGTGTTTTAATAAGATAGAGAGCGGCTAAAGTTTGAGGAATAGTGTTGATAGCAGAGGCAGCCGCGCGGGAGGCTTCAAGTTTTCTTAAAGGGTCTTGTTCTGCACCTGCTTGAGTAATTGTAGAAAACACACTATATATAGGAGTAATATCAACAATCTTAGAGGCAACTTTTACTAATCCTATAGAACCTTCTAGAAATAGTCCAGTAAACCCTCTAGTAGACATTATTTGGTTTATAATCTTTTCTGATGGAGTTTTAGGGGTTCTTGGATTTTGGACTAAACCTTTAGGAGGAGTGATACCTGCCAAATCCAAATAATCTTTATCAGTAAGCTGTAATGATTGAGTACTTTTAAAGAAATAACTATGAAGTTCTTTATAGTTTTTAGCTAAAGCTATTTTAATATTATTTAGTTTTACATCAGCTGGAGACGTAGAACCTATAATGCTTTCTAGTTGTACAGTTAATCTATCAAAACTTTGAAATAGTTGTTTTTTAGACTCTGGGTCAGCAAAATCAAATAGTTCTTCTATACTTACTTTGACTGTTTTAGGCTTACTCGCTTTTAAATCACGGTAGCTATAAACTTTTCTTTTTAAAAGGTTTTTTTCAAAGTCAACTTTTAGTTCTTGTATAAAATCAACAGAACTTTTACTACCACTCGCAAAATCTTCAATAAGACTGTTTAAGTCTGAAACATTACCACTAGGTCCTAAAACATCTATTAGAGTATCGTAATAAACTGAGAAATGTTTTCGTACGTTTCTAGCAACTCCTAAAAGTTTTTTATTACCACCATCTTTTAAAAATACATCTGCGTGTTTTTTAGTAAATTTATTAGTGTTTAAAAGAATTGAAGGTTTTTGTTTAGTATAGAAAGATTTATAGCTACCATCAGTAAGATGACCTATAGAAGGGTCTAGGATTATTTTATAGATACCTTTTTCGTCCTTTGCTATGCCTAAGAAAGGATTTTTAAGTTTTTCTAGTTCTGTTAATTGGTCTTGGAGAGTAGAAGCTACGCTATCAGACCATTGTGTTCTTCTGTAAGCAGCAGCGGAAGCAACAGTTTGAGTAAGTAAAGAAACACCACTAGAAAATATAGCAGCAGAAAGGGCTAATTGGGTAGGTAGTATGAATAGAGAGGCACCCAAAGTTGCATCCCCGCTAAAACCTTGTAAACCATAACGGAACATATCATAGAAATACCCTAAAGGAGATTGGTCTTTTTCTTTAGCTTTATAAGGGTTTAATAAATCAAAGTTAATATTCTGATAAGAAACATTAGACTGATTAAAAAAGTTAAATAAGTTTTTATTTATAGTTTCGTATATATTACTTTTTATAGGTAAAGAGAAAAATCCAGAGTAATCTAAGGTATCAAACGGGCTATAAGAGTATTTAATAATATTATTACCAAACAATTTAGAATCTAACTTACCAGTTTTATACCTATCAAAGAGTAAGTCAGAGCGGAGTTCATAAGGTCTTTGATGTGAAAGACGTTTAAGTTCTTGTAATCTGTAGTTAATAGCTAGAGACATAGCGTAGCTAGAACCAGAGAGAGCGCGGGATTCGTAAGAACTTAATAAACCTTTTATTTTAGAAGGAGTTCTTCTAGGGAAAGAGCCTATAATTTTAGAATAAAGTTCCTCAATAGTAGGAGTATGACCTTTCTTACTAGAAGACATTATAGAAAATAGAGTCTTCTGAAAGTCATCTTTATTAAACATTGTAGTAAAACTGTACTGAGACCCGCTAATATCAGCAAAAGTACCTTGAGCTTGAGTGTACATTCTAAAAGAGCTTTTTCCTTCAGAAAGACCAATAGGTCCGGCAATAGAAATAAAAGCATTAGGATCATCTTGGTAGATAATTCCTTTTAAGCCAAAAATAGAAGTTAAGGAATTAAGAAAATAATCAGCTATAGAAACGATTGATTCACCTAAATTTTTAGGTGCATAACGAGTATGCCTATTACCAGGATTAAAAATAGTTTCTGCTAAAGTTGGAAAAGGAGCAGAAGAGTCAGAGATAATATCAGTAAATCCTAAACCTTTACCAGTTAAGCCTCTAAGTAACAAACCAAGGGAAGCGACTGATGCAGAGATAGAAAATATTCGTCTAGCAGCTATAGAAAGACGAAGTGGTACAGTTTGGATAAAAGCGTGAGAAGGTTTTCCTGCATTAACAGCTTTTTTATAAATATCATAGATAGCCTTTTGTTTAGCACCTATAAAAGTAGAATCAACGGACGAAGCAAAAGTAGAAGCGTGATTAAATACTTTTGATTGATATAAACCATAACCGTACAGAGCGGTAATAGGAACTGTAGAAGTGGTAAATTTATAAAGTTCAGAGGCAGCGGCGTTAGGTTCAAGGAAAGAGCCAATATTAGAAAAGTCTGAGTCATCTGAAGTTATACCTGTTGCATAAAGATAAGGTAGTATAAAAGGTAAGGCTTTTCGTAAACCCGGGCCTATTTTACTAGCATACTTAGTAAAAGGTTCATTTAAGTTTAATAGCCTAGCAGCGTTTCTAATGATTACATTAGGTAAAGCTATGGTAGGAGTTTGAGAATACCTAGTTAAAGTCTCAAATGCCCCAGCCACGAATTTAAGCATGTGGTAAGGCTTTTTGAGTTGTAATAGTTCTTTTCTAAGATCACCCTTAGCGTTTTTAGAAAGATAAGAGTAAAAAGATTCTAAGCCAGATGCTATAAAAGAGGAAGCACCAACAAAGTTAATAAGAGTAGAAATAGTAGATTCTTTATCTACTGAGATAAAGTGTTTGGGGAATGATAATAAACTAAGTCCGGTGGCTAAACTATCGTATAAATCAACGTTACTTTTATCTGTCTCGTTTAATTTATAAAGTAAGTTTTCTCTGCGTTGTTCATATAATGGAGATTTAAAAGGTCTCAATCGTATTTGGAAGGGGGCAGCTGGAATAGAACCTGAGCCTAGTAAAGGAAAAAACTGAAAGCCAGCCCCCATAGAAATAGTGTTTCCCCTTGGGTCTAACTTAGAAACAAAAGTAAGCTGAAAAATAGGAGTAGGAACTTGTTGAGAGAAATTATAAAATACTTGTTCTTTGTCGTTAGACCCATACAAAATATTATAGACAGAAGTAGAAGCCACTGCTAACATAGAAGCTTGTCTTAAAGTAATATTTTCGTAATTATTACCCGCTCCTGTAGTTATTAAAGGTGTAATAGTTTTATCTATTAACATACTAGCAAAGAAGTTATCTGGGTTAGACTTAATAGAATTCCCAGTAAAGGAGTTAAAGAAATTAAGAATTTCAGCTGCTAAACTAAAAGTAGTTTGAGTAGCTAGTAGAGTGGCTGTACCTCCTAAAAAAGCCCCAAACATACCAAATTTTATGCTTCTACGACTTGATATTCCTCGTAACTTAGTTAGGAGTTCAAAGTTATCAGAAGAAAGTAAGTTTTTTAAATCGTCTTCAGGTACTAAATCAAAAATAGAGCTTTGAGGATTAAGGTTTTTGGATTGTAAGAAAGCATTAGCGGATTTTAGTATACCGGGAGTATGATCCACTTTAGACTCAATAAGTTGTTCTAAAAGGTTAGAGCTAATATTAGGATTATATTCTAGTCTAGGAAGGAGTTTACCGCCTAAAACAAAACCAGCAACAGTTAAAGGATATTTAATATAAGAAGGAACCCCACCGGTAAATTCAGTTCTGAGGTGTTGTACTCCCTCGTCTTTAGTCAATAATAAGTCACCTAACAATTGATTGATTAGGTCACCAGAGTTACGCATTAGGTGTGGGTCTAGTACCCTATCCAATAGTAAGATAGGCCCTGCCGCCATCATAAATCCTCTTAGACGTTTAAATACTCCAGGTTTTTGAGAGTCTAAAGAATCAGCATAGTTAAACTTATTTAATAGTAAAGTGTTGTATCTAGTAAGATTATCGTGATAAGTGTTAAAAAGATCCGTGTTACTATTAAATAAATCTTCTATTGACTGTATTAAGAGTTTTCTATCACCAGGTTTGCCGTATAATCTATCAGTTAATTCTTGCAGTAAGTCTGAGGTAGAATGATTTTTAATAGTAGTAGACAGATCAGTAAATTCTGATGACATTTTAGACAGTAGTTTGTCGTACTGTTTAGATATAGTATTTTCAGTTTTTATTAAATTTTTATCTAATTCAAAGATGTTCTGTATTTCTTTTAGTTCGTCTATTTGTCCTTTAGAAAATTGTATGTTTTTAATAACAGAAGATATAATACGTTTACTGAAAGTAGTCAACCCGCTAAAGCCCGGTGCAAGTAATTGTTTTAGAGAATAATCTTCTATATCAGAGCCTAAATCCTTAGTAGTTCTAAGAGAAGTAACACCTACAGCATCGCGATATGGTTTAAAGTAATAAAGAGGATTTGCGGGGATGTATTCAGATATTTTATCTAATAAGTTGGCAATAATTTCCAAACGGGAGTAACCATACTGTTGAACTCTGATGTCATCAAAGTTCTTAATAAAGTTATCACCCTCTTTTAGTTTAACAAAAGGGTTTTTAGAGATGTTGTAGGATAAGTTTTTGATATGAGAGTCAAAAGAATCTTGAGATTGCTGGTCGGGAATTACGGCAATAGATTGTAGAATAGGTATAATAATGCTTTCTAAATTAAAGGAATCAACTGCTCTACTTCTAGATAAAATATTAAACCAACGATTAGTAAAAGGATTTTTAGAATCAGAATATACTTTAGATAAGTCTAGTTCGGAGTTAGAGCGATCGTATCCTAAAGAATTTATTTCTAAATCAGTCAATATTTTAGTAGAAATAGAAAAGCCAGGAATAGAAGCATCATCTATTTTACTAGCTAAATAATCTACAAGTTTTTTAGTATGAGAGTCATTTGCAAGTTCTGTGTCTAAAGTTGTTTTAACATTAGGACTGATATTATTTCTTAAGTAATCCTCAATATCAATCCCTCCTTGTAGTGTATAATTTTTAGATTGAACAGCCTTTTTAATAACATAATCATAGTAATCATCAATGCGTTTTCCAGCAGCTACAGTAGGGTCTAGACTTACTATAGTGTCTATACTTTTAGACATTGAGGGGGATACAAATATAGACTTATATATGTCTGAGGTAGGAGAAGAAGAAAATATATTAGAAACAACTTCATTAATCCCAGCGTCTTCTAAATGTGCTTGTAGTAAAGACAGAGAGTGTGAAATACCAAAGTAAAAAGAAATAGAGTAGATAGTAGAAGAAAGAGTAGAATAAGTGGAAAAAAGAGAGTTTTCGAAGAAACCACGTTCATCGTTTTTATCATAGAAAGAGCTGTGGAATTTTTTGATAGAGCCTTTAGTTTTACCTTGCCGTACGCGTTGAAAATGTTCAGAGACATAAAAACCAGTTAGAGTATCAAGGATGCGGCCGGCTCCTTTAACACCTGCTCCTAAAAGACCATAACCTTCTCGATATACATCAGGAAATACAGTATTTAAAAGGCTTCCTAAGCCTGCTTGACGGAAGTTAAAATCAGCCCATTTAGCGAGATAAGAGCGTAAGCCCGTCAATTCTTTACCAGTAGCAGCTTGGAAACTATCTTGATAGAGAGAAATGTATGCGCCGCGATACTTACTATAGAAATCGCTAGGAAGGCTAGAAGGTAGCTGTAAAGTAGTTCGGTCATTAGGAGTAGAACGATTGAGACCTGGGATAAAATGGCTTAGTATATAATTCTTTTTAAAGGCTTGGAATACTGCGTCAGAGGTTTTAGAGTTTTTATTGTGTACAGCTTGTTCTAAAAGGTCTAGGTCTAAAAGAGAATAAATTTGTTTGCCATTTATTTGAGAAGTAGATATTTCTCCAACCATATTTCTAATAGCTTCAGCTGTTTGAGATCCTGGTAAAAATAAACCAACTTCAACAGATTCAAAGTTTGAGGGACGGGAAAAGTTATGACTACCTAAGTAAGATACACTTTTGTTTGGGTTGTTACGGTTATATACAGTAAAAAATTTAGAGTGAATTTCTTGGTTTTTTTTACCAGTTACAAGGTTATTTTCATTTATATATACTTGGGCTCCAGCTTTGCTTAATTCAGTGTAAAGTTCTTTAGTAGTTTTTCTATAGGTAGCAGTCAAGTCAGAACCACCTATAATTGTAACGTTTTCTCCTTTTCGTAGTTTTTGCATAAGAACAGCTCTAATATTTTCGCTGTTAATATAAGGAGCTGTCATATATACATCTCCAGGTTGCATAAGTAAAGCTACTAATTTTTCTTCTGAATCAGCTCCTGCACCCCCAAGAATAACATGTTGAAATTTAGAAGACAGTTCTTTTAAAGTCTTACTAAAACCTGTGTTAGGAACTTCGTGTGCAAACTCCTTAGAAATTAGTGGTACTTTTTCTACAAACTCTCTTAATTCATTTACCGTTTCTTTATGAGTGATTTTAACTCCTGAGTCTAAAGTTCCAATAACTACATTTTTATTACCTAAAGAGTAGTTTTTACTAAAGTTAGATGTACTTACAAAAGCTTGATCTGTACCTGAATCTTTTGTAGTAACATAAACTTTTGTATGAATTCTACTATCACTTTTATAGTTTACAGGTCTGTTTTGAGAGTCAATATATACTGTATTAGTTTTTAAATTGTTTAATTGTTTTTCTTGTTCTTTTTTTTCTCTATTAGCTTCAGGGTCATCTCCAAAAGAATCTATTTTCAGACCTGTATAAAACACTTGTTTTACTTTAGGAAAGTCAATACCTCCTAATGAAAACAAACCTAAACTACTAAAAAATAATTTTTCTAAAAAAGAAGAATTTTGTGGGGTAGATAAAAAAGTATCACTACTTACAGCAATATTTAAATATATTTCCTTAGATTTTCTATAAAGTAAACTTAAAGAATCATAATTAGTAGAAGTAATACCTGTTTTAATTGAATAGAGAGAACTTAAAAGACTATTATCAGGTACATTGTAGAGAAATTCTCTAAGTCCTCTACCTATAGTTTCAGGGCCATAAAGAATGGATCCGTGTTCTACAGTGTAAGGTGTAGGAGTTTTAGAAGAGGAAATACTAGGTTGGGTGTGGTACTCAGGTACAACATCATTAGTGGAAGGGACTATTTTCTTATCAGAAAGAAAAGCACTAATAATAGCACCAGTAGCAGCACCTATAATAGCACTACTATAATTACCTCTAGTAGGCCTTATTAAATTAGCTGATAGAGCACCCAAGCCAGCTGCGGTAGTATACCTTAGCAAAGGGTTTTCTATGGTTTCTTCTATAAAAGGAGTAATAGCTAGAGCGCCGCCAATAGCTCCTATTACGAGAGAAGAGGCTTTACTTTTAGCAGAAAGAACAACGCCTGTATAAGCTCCTATAACTGCGCCTTTAGAAAAAGCTCCTAAATCATCTCTAAAAACGTCATCTTGATTAGAGAGTTGAGAGGATAAATTTAGGAGTCCACCTAAAGCAGCCAAACCTAGAGTTAGTTTTAAATTACGGGATGCTTTTAAAGAATTTACTTCTGGAGTACCTCTAAGATGTCGAGGAATTAAAAATTTATCACTATTAAAAGCCTGCTGAGCAACACTTAAAGAACCAAAAGAAAGGGCACCTACAGTTGCCCCGCCTACTACTGAGAAAAGGGAAGCGTCAGACTCTATTCTACCAAAAGAATTTCTATTATTAAACTCATTTTGTTGTAAAGAATGGTAAATAGAAAGTCCAGTAGCAGTAGTTAAAGCAAGAACTTCTGGGGACAAGAAAGCAGAAGCAAAACCTAAGAATCCTCTTTTTAGAGATCTAGGTTTTAGTCTACTAACAGTTAAGGCAGTTAAACTACCAACTGTTAAGGAGCCAGCAGCGGAGGCTAGTATAGAAGTAGTTTGAGAAGATTCAGAAGGGGGTAAAGGATTAGTTGCAGCAGCAAAAGTTTTAGGAAAGGAGAGGTTACCTATACCTAAAGAGCTAAAAGCTGAGGAAAAGGATTTAGAAGAGGAGTCTGTAAACCCAACTGAATAAGGCATAAATATATTTTAAAAAGAATGAAGTAGTGCGCGGCTTCTTTTAATATCTATTAGAGGTATTGATGTTATATTCTATTAATTGGTCTAAAGTAAGAGCAGGTTGATATTGGACAGAGATAGTAGACTGACCTAATATAAGAGAATTAGAAAAGATGTTAAGCATGTTCTGTTCAAAGATAAAGCTATCAACACCACTAACAGAATTAACTGCCCATACAAAATAAGGTAAAGCTATTTGAGAAGAACTATAAAGAAGAGTAAGGGATTGAAATAGTGGTTTACTACGAACTATCCAATTTTGAATATCAAAGGGTTTAGAATTACCCCGGCGGTAATAACGTACCCTGTAGCGTCCACGGGGGATAAAAAGATCAGAAGGGATAAGTTCAAACTTAACTAAACCATCAGCCGGTATTTCAATGATAAAAGGTTCTCTGATGTGACTAAAAACCCCGGGTCTAGAAGAAGCTGGGGGAGTAATATGTAAGTAGTAGTCAGATTTAGTTATTACTGTATTAGGAGGAATAGAATCATCATTAAGGATAGTACAAATAACAGGAGAAGGAGTAGCTATAGCGTAACCAGAGCCTGGTTGGATAGTAATGATTACGGTTTCATTGTTTTCAGAGGTAGTATCGTCTATAGGAGATATAAAAAGGATTGAAGTTGGAGTGTTTGCTGTAAAGAGTATAGTACCAGAAGTGTTATTAAAGGTAGCCGCGCCGGACTGAGTATAATCAGTATTAAACTCAGCAGTACCGCCGACTGAAAAATTAACTGTTAGAGGTAAAGTGATGTCACCGTTGCGGGTAAAAGTAAAAGCAAACTTAGTGTTTGTGTTCTCGTTTAATCTAGTAGGAGATACAGAAAGAGAAACGCTGGGGGAATCGTTAGAAGTTATTCTGTAAGGAGGAACAAACTGAATAGCTATAGGAGAATAAGCAAGAGGAAGAGATGGACTATAGAAGAGATTATTATTAGTTATAAAAGGTACATTGTTTCCATCTACAAATAAAGTCATAATAGCGGGTATAAAAAGTGTAGATAAACTTAAAGTATAAAGAGGAGAGAATAAAGCAGAAAAAAGGGTAGCCGCGCGGCTACCTTAATTAAGCTTTTCTACGACTGTTAAATTGATCTTTAAGGGCAATACTTGCCCTTAATTAACTAACTTAAACAGGTTTAAAGTCTTCCCAATCAATAGAAAAAGTATGTTGTAGTTCATCAGATTCTATGTTAGAGATAAGGCCATCATTTTTAAATAATAGTTCAAATAGATTAGACTTTTTATCGTCTGAGTAGACCGCGTAGGCTTTAAAGTCTGATAAATTTAAAGATCTTTGAGAGATGCGGTGTTGTATTCGTCTAATAAAATAATTACTTTGAGTTTCTACAATAAATTGAATGTTTTTCTGTTGATAGTAATCTATAAGAGTATCAGCCAAGTAACATTGATTAGTAGGGTCTAAAGAGTTTTCTGGATTTTCTAGAATAATAGTAGTGCCTCTATCTACATATTCTAATAGTAAAAACAACTGTAAAAATGAAGTTACTGAATCACCTAATTTATTTACTTCAACCTTACAGTTATTTAAAGACTTAGCAATAATCTTATACTTGTTAGGTTTAGTAGTAGATTGTTTTAAGTGTATAGTACGTAAGAGATTTAGATCAGAGAGTTTAGAAGAGAGAGTAGATTGAAAGAAAGGGCGATGTTTATCAAGAGCAATAAAAAAGGGATAAACAAACTGACCATTAACCCCAGTAGAGAAAGGTAGGGAATTAGTTTTAAGATAAAAGTAACTAGGGACAGTTCTTCTATTAGAGCTAAGCATAAGAACATGACCCTGTGGGGAGTTATAGTAGATATGTTTTAGTAAAGATGTTTTACCTGTGTTGTTGTTGCCAGTAAAAACAGTAATACCAGAAAGGTCAAAAGTAAGATCTTGAAAAGACCTGTGTTTAGAAATAGTATGGTTTGTTAACATAAGACACAATAGGTAAAACTAGAACTGATTATATATTCAAATATAGTGTATTAATTAAGTTAATCATCATAAGACCATAAAGGGTTAGAGAAAGAGTTATATTTCCAGGGGCGATAAGAACGGCGGACTTGTTTAGTAAGTTCTTTAGAGGAGTTAGAAAAAGTAAGATCCGAGTCCAAAAAGTTTGGGTTAGGATTAGAGGGTACAGAGTTACCTATAGAATTAGTAGAAGGAATTTCTAAGGAAGAGAAGTCAGACATAAGATGCCAGACAACAGAAACTACAGCGTCGGAGATATCTTTGGAACCGTCTTTTCGGTGGTCTATTTTTCTATTTTTAATAAGATTAATACCATACAATTCATCTTTCAGTTTAGTAGACCAGATAGAATCGACAGGAAGAATTACCCTGTCTTCATGAAGCATTTTGCGAAAAAAATCGTATAATTCTAGTTGTCTTGCTTGAGTAAAAGTTATAACAGAAGCATTTAAACCTGTATTTCTAAGATGTTGAACAGTTTCAGGGTTATAGTGGTCAGAAGTAATTTTAGACAAAGGTCTATGAGAATGTATTTGATAAATGCAGTTATACACATTAGTAATACCAACAGTTTGTTCGGGGCTATTATCCCAGACTAAGATGCCATCAATAATAGCGTAGCGTTCTTTATTAATTATTTCACGGTGGCCAAAAGCAACAGCAAAACTATCAGTAATAAAAGCTGGGTCAATGTGCATAGCAGAAAAGAGACTAGTAGGTAATACTTTGTGTATCATTATACGTACTAATTTATCTTTGCCAACATCAGAGGAAACATGAATAGAAGAGCTGCCTCTAAAAGCACGGGTTATCTCCTCATCTTTAAAGAAAGAAGAGATGTTATTAAATCTAACGCCTTCAAATTCTAGAGCAGCCTTTCGAGGGTCTAAATGATATTCAGCTTGGATAACAGGGTTATCTCGAGAAGCATGGACTGGGTTTAAGTCCCAAGAACGGAGTCTAAAACCTAACCAACCTGTAGAAGATTTAGATATACCATACAATACTTGGATAGCATCACCTTCGCACCACGCTGAGGAAATAGCAATACGTTTAGCATCTTTTCCGAAGGTAACTCCAGAAATACCAATATTTGACCAAAGCTTAAGAGCATTACTTTCATTATCACTGGAACTAATCTTGTATTCCTCATCAAAACGGGCTACTTCATCCATTAATAAGCATATAACAGAAGAACCTACTTGAGATGCAGAGTTAGAGTTACCACTATATATATACAATAGTTTGTCAGGGTATTTAATTTCTTCTTCACCAATAATAATTTTCTTTTTATCTACTAAACGTTTAATAAAAGGAATATGTTCTAAAAGACCCTTTATTTGAGAGAAAATAGTGCGTTTAGTTTGAGTAGCGCTAGTAGCAATACAGTAGATAGCGATAGCAGTAGAAGTAGCAATATTATAGTGTTTTTGGGGGCTCCGGATAGCGCAAAGACGGTAGAACTCGTAGGCTCCAATAATAGCTGCGAGGAAGCTTTTAGAACCTCGCCTGCCGGCTTCAATGCAAAGTGATTGATAAGTTGTACCGGGAGTATAGAAAAGGGGATTAAAAGAGAGTCTATCAAGAGCGTACCAAGACTCCAGTATAGACAATTCTTCTTCAGTAAGAGAAAGTCCGTAAAAAGTTTTGAGTAAAAGGATTTGGCGAGGATTTAATTCAGTTACACCCCAAGTTTCCTTATTAATATCATTATCTATAAAATCTAGAATATTTTTAGAATCAGGTGTACCTAAATCTTCATTTATAGAATCAGTTATACTATCTAGAAAACTACTTATTTCTACGTCAAACTGTTGTTTACCAGCCATAATTATTATGCAAACGTTATAACTAATTGATTAGATTCAATTGTAATAGAGTCCCCTGAAGTTAACTCTAAAGGTTTGTGAAGTAATGAATAACTAATAAGAGTTTTAGAGTTGTTATCCCCATACCAGAAGGAATAGTAATTTATAGAAACAGGGTTTATAGTATTAGGAGAAGATAAGTTATTAGAATTAGTGATAAATCCACCAGACAAATTAACAGAAGGAGTAAATAATAAATAAGTAAAAGGGAAATTAGAAGTTGTGGAGTTAGTAGAAGGGTCATAAGGATGAAAGTTAACAAATCTTGACCCAGAAGGCAGTGAGAGAGTAGATTGGCTAGTAGGAGTAATAGTACCGCCAAAAGCCAAAACATTAAGAATACTTAAGTTTATAGAAGCATTAAACATAGATTATTACTAGCTAGGAAGGAAGGTTAAATAATAATAGTTTTACAAATAGAGTTTTTACACAATTTAATAGTAGAAGTAATATGTAAATAACCCACAGAACAATAAAAAGACTGGTAAAAAAAAGGAAGTAAATTGTAATTAGAAGAGAGAGATAGTTTAATACCAGAAGGAGCGATTCTATTGCATACTTCAGTAAAACCAGTAGGGGAATAGGTGGAAGAAGTTAATGGAATGGTAGAGAGATAATCAGATAGAGGAAGAACATATTTATCATCAGAAAAAACAGAATCAGGAGATTGAGACTCCAAAGGAAATCCAGGGGTTTGACGGGGAGAGAGGATATTAAAAGTTTTAGTGATTGAGTCTTTGACAGTAGAAACTTGGAGAGGAAAGAAAGCAATAGCTTTATATTGTTGTTCATATAAAATAGCTTGGGAATAGTCTAACTGGTTAAACTTAGAGGAGTCAAATTCTAACTTTGAGGAGTAAGAAGAAGTTTGAAGATTAGAGAGGGATTGAAATATGGGTGCAGGGTTAAAATTAACTTCAAAATTCTGTTTTAAAATAGAATTTAGTTTATCAACAAGAAAGGATATATGTCCTTTATCTTTATATTTTAAAGAATCATAAGATTCTAATAAAAGGGGTATTAAAGTTTTAACAGTATACTCAGGTAAATCTTTTGCTAAAGGAAACCAACTCCTTAACAGTGTACGTAAAATAAATCCCGAACTACTAAAAACAGGTAATCTTAATAAACTATACCAAAGAAATATGTTAAAGTAAGACTGTGAGTAAGCGTATATTAAAGAACCTATAACAGTAGATTTATCTTCTTCGTTTTCGCGAGTAGACCAGAAAGGGCCTTCAGGTAAGAAAGAGATAAGGACATCGCGTGCAAAAGAGCAGTAAGCTTGAGCTTCGATAGCAAAAGTATTAAAAACAGATTTAGATATAAGATCGAACTTAAAGTGAGAGCAGTTTAAAGGAACAATATTATAAATAGGCAAGTTAGTTAGTTTATTGAGAGTGTATTCAGAATACAAAGAAGAATCAGGACTAAATACACTAGCAACCCAAGCTGGTCTATTATTCAAAGAATAAAGATTTATAAGAGAAGCAATTAAATAATCTTCTTTAGTGTAGTTAGGACTATTAGTCCTTTTAGAAGTATAATAATCTATTAAAGGAGTAGAAATTTGAGGGAAGAATTGAATAAGCCACCAGAATTTATAGACGCAGAGGTTTAGGTTAGAAGACTCAATAAAGATAGAGTAAAATAAATCATCTGGTAAAAGAGGGGAATCATAGATAGATAAATAGAGTTTAGCTGCTTTTTCATGGATATAAGAATCGTAGTTTAGTAATAAATAGCTATTAAATAAAAGAGAAGCCAAAACAGAGGTATTAAAAGAGGGTTTAGAGAAATCAGGAGATAGATCTACAGAAGAGAGACAGCAAAACCCTGTAGAGTAATCAAAAGATTTAGCAGACACATAACAGAGAGCTTTAGAGAGTTCTAAGCAATTCTGATAGAAATGAGGTAATAGATTAGAGAAATAGTTAATACTTTGTAAATAGTGGATAGATAAAGTTACAGAGTAGCCTAATAAAGAGTTATCAAGAAAAGAAGTAGATAAAGTATCATCAGAATTTATTTCAGGTAAGCCAGTAGTGTAGAAAAGTATAGGGCTAAAAGAGAAACGTCCGTCTGAGTCTTGGGAGAGGAGGTCGTTAGAAATAGAGTAATTAAGAATGTCTATAAGTTGGGAGACTACCAAATGAGGTTTATTACAAGAGCAAGCAAGTAGTAGACCCCAAGAGATAGAAGAGAGTGTAGAGGTAGGGGAGTTCAAGAAAGTAGTCGCGCGGCTACCTTTATCTTGACTAGGAATTATATACTTAGAAGTATTCTCAACATATACTTCTGCATGTACATTAGGGAAGTTAACTAATAAATCTTGATAGTCTTGAGTGTAAGAGGTTTGTAGTTTTTCAGGGTTAAAAAAAGGGGAATTAGAAAGTTTAGTTAATCTAGTTTCCCTATAGTCCTTAATAGTAGAAGTAACATAGTCATATTTAATATTCTCTCGGAGAGATATTAAAGAAGAGCTGAGTAGAGGTTGAGATACAAGGCAGGGTAGAGAAAAAGAAGAGGACTCAACTGTAGTAGGCAGTAAATGATTAAGTGATGAGAGAGGGATATTACGTGAGAGGGAAGAAGATTCAGAGTAGAAAGAAGAAGATTGGAGAAGGAAGAAAAGATTAGGTTCCGCGCCGACCACCTTCAAAAACCAATTATCAATAAACATAATTAACTAGGGTAAGAAACATTTATAGAAGAAACTACTATAACCTCATTTGCATTAACCTCAACATCTACTGTAGGCTCAGTTATTACACAACTCTGAACTAACACACCACTTATAGCAGCTTGCAGAGATTGTATCCTGAGATTTTCACCTACATCTAATAGATCAACTATAGCATTAACCATGTTAATAATCTCAGAATTAATAGAAGAAATACTATCTGAGCGATTAAATGGAGTAACTTTCATAGAAAGAGTTATTCCTATAACAGACACTTTACTGACAGAAACGACTATACCAGCAGGAATATAAGGTTCTAAAAAAGATTTTAAAGCATCTACTTCAGTTTTAGAATAAGGGTTAACAAAATCTACCCAAACTTCAAGAAGACCTGGAATTGTAGTTTTTGCATAGCTTTTAGACACACCAGAGTAAGACTGGAGTACACTTCTTATAGAATAGATAGAATAAGGATTAGAATTAGAATTAAGAAAACTTAAATACCTTGCTAATAAAGAAGAATCAGATTCTAGATCACTACCTCCAGCCAAACCATTACTAAAACTTTTATCTGGGTTTATTTCCCCTACATAAAATTTAAGAGAAGGTTCTATAGCAAGCAGTTCGGAGTTAAATAATAAAGTACCCGCGCTGAGGTTAGACTCAGAGCCTAAAGAAAGAGCAGAAACAGTAACAGTAGTATTAAGAGCAGTATTAGTAGTAACAGATTCAGTAGTGGAAAATTGAGTACCAGATACTAAATCAGTTAAAATAGTGCTTATAGGTAAACTAACTGCAGTGTTAGTAGGAAGTATAGTTACTACTCCTTCGGCAAAAGATGGTTGAAAGCGTACAATAGGAGAATAGGAGATAATATTATCTAAATAAGAGCCGGAGGCAGTTAGGGGAGAGTAAGAAGAAATAAGAGAAGCAAACCGTAGTTCTAAATCTTGTATAATAGTGCTATTAGCCCTAGCTAAGATATAAAAAGGAGAGGAAGGATTTGGATCTAAAGAAAGGGGACTACCAGTAGATTGAATAGTAGAGATATATTCATTTAAAATGTCTTGGAACTGTCTAGAAATAAACATAAGCTGTAAAACTGTAAAAAGGCGCTAAACTGTAATAGAGATTAAAGAAGAATCTACTTTGAACTTAACGTTTATTTCAGTAGGAATGGAATTCTCGACAGAAATTGCTGTAATTCGAGGGTCCGCACCTAAACAAGTAGTCACTAGATCAAGAATACTTGAAGAAGATAAACTAGAAGAAGGCTGTGATAATTGGTCGTAAATAGTAGAACCATAATTGCTGTCTATTTCTATTATTTGCAATGGTGGTTCTTGGGATAGAGGATTGTAATTATAAGTTAGAGGTTGTACTACAAATCTTTTATAAGAGTTGATATGAGTAGATAATCTACGTTTAACTTCTGAGGAGATAACGTTATAGCCTTGCAACCAAAAGATAGAAAGGTCACCTTCAGTAAAAGAAGCGCCGTAAAGAGAGTTATACATAATTCAGAGTTTAATAGGGTTAGAAAAGTCGTCTTCAAAGCCAAACTTAAAAGTAGAGGTAGGGGTATCAATAGACCATTCTTTATCAGAAACAGATAGTAAACCTTTAGTAGAAGACTCATAGAGACCTAATACTAATCTGTAGTTACCAGTATCCCAGTTATTATAATCGTAAAAAGATATAAAAGATTTATATAATAAATCATTACCTACTAAGATAAGAGTGTTGTCTTTTATGAGAGACCAACCTAAATACCCTGCCGTATGAGTTAGGGGAAGAGAAAGTTTAACTAAAAGAGTACCTAATGGGACAGAATCGTCAATAATCTTATGATATATTTTAGGTAAAGAAAATCTATCAGAAATAATTAGAGTAGTAGAAGAATCAACAGAAGAAAAGTCACCAGATATAAAAGAAGCTGTAGTAGGGGAAGTAAGATAAAAAGAACAAAAAGAAGAGGATATAATTTGACCTGCTTGAGGTTTAGTAGAATTAGATAAAGATTGTATAGAAATACTTAGATTATCAGAATCTATATTAGTAATATAATAGTCAGATGAAGTAGAGTTATAGTTATAGAAATAAGATGAAGCAGTTTCCATAAATAAAGAAATTAAGTAATAACTACATTGATAACTAATTAGCGACCTTTTTCAGGTAAAGGAGAAGTAGAAGTAGGATAATCAGGTAATGGAGGGGGAGGAGGAAGGGTTTCCTTAGTGGGTGCGGGGGGGACACTAGGTTTCTTTTTGGAGCCGTTTTTAAACATTTCCGCTAATTTTTTTAGAGCCCATTTCTGAGCACTAGTAGCCATTTTTAGGCCTTCTTTTTTCAGTTCTTCTTCTACTATAGTTTGTACTTGTTCTTGGTTTAATAAGTCTGTATCAACTTGCATAATTCTATTTTCTATTTTTTTTAATAGAGGACTTTCAGATGTTTTAGAGTTATTAGCTACTGAGCCAGTAGGAGTAAGGCTATTAGTATTAATGTTATAAGAGGTCATAAGATTAAGAATTAGCGGCGGATTGAACTTGATTAGAAGAAGAAGTAGTAGGAATACCGGCTGCTTTTACTGGGTCTGGATTAAGAATAGTATTAGTATCAAGGTCTATAATAGGGCGAGCAGAGCTTCCCATTCCTATTTGAACTATACTACCTTGAATCCTAGTAATAGAATTTGAAGCTAAAGACAGCTCACCTTGAGAAGATATATAAAAAGTAGACTGGGCATAAAGATTGGTATTTTGACTACTTTTTATAGAAACCTCTTCTTTAGATTCTATGAAAAAGTTTTTAGATAAATTATAGCTATTACCTTTAGATTCATTAAAGATTAGACCTTCTGTTCTAAGAATACTATTAGTTTTACAATCTACATTTATTTGTCCTACTATTAAATCATAATTCTCTTCTACTTGTAGTTTATAAGTATTAGTTTGTTGAAGAGTTTTAGCCTTAGTAGATATAAAAGAGTTAGTGCTATTAAAATAAGAAGAATTAGTAGTTTGATTGAGATAGTTAAGGGATTGTACAACGGATAATTGAGAAGAGCGTTGCCAGTTAAATTTACTAGAAGACCTAAAGATATTAGTTTGGGTATTAAAATCTTCGCCTAAAACAGAGAAACAGCTACAGGTATTTAGATTTAAAGGAGCAATAGTTTCGTAGGTGCTGTCAGAAACAAATCTAAAATTATAGGCTTCAGATTGATTTGTATACTTAGTTTTAGTGTAAGTAAAATGAGAGACAGGTAATATAGTAATATTTTTCTGCCAGAGGTTGAGATTAGTTTGTGCGGACTCAAAATCAGTTTTATAAGAATCAAGGGAAGAGAGAGTGATAGTATGATCTGGGGAGTTAAAAGAGCGGAGCCAAGCTAAGAGGGATCTAAATTCTGTGTCAAAGTGGTGGTCTTTATTAAAAGTAGCTAGGCTAGTAATATTTCGGGAGAGAGTTTCGTTACGTTTTAAGATGTCTTGGATAATCTTAGATTTTTGAGCAGTTATATTAGTATCTTGGCTAACTGCTGGTAAAGGTTTATTTATTTGAGAGGACGGGTTACTATTATCAGAGGAAGCTATACACTTTTGAACAAACTTAGCAGAGTCTAAGAATTTAGAGGGAGGGGTAGTAGAAGTAGTATTATAATTAAAGTTGTTATTAGTATTAGGATTAAAAGAAGCAAGGTTACAAACGATAGGAATCGCGGGGCTACGTTCAGGTAAAGCTTTAAACTCTGTTATAAAAAAAGAGCTATCAGAAACTGACAGAGGTACGGCAGCAACAAAAAAAGATCCGGAAGAACTTATTTTAACTAAATAATTAGAGTTTAAATTAGTAGAAAGTTTACTAATACTTACTCCTAAGTCAACTGAGGTGTCTGTGAAAACACTAACCAATTTAAATTCAGATTTATAAGGGTTAATAACTTTAATTATAGTAGAGCCTACATTAACAGGGTTATCAGCGGTTAAAATTACTTTAGTAACAGGAGAATAACCACGGAGGGGGATAGGAGGTTTAGTTATAGGAGAAAAAGTTTTAACCATAAGATAATTAAGGGGCAAAAGAAGTAAGGCGATATTCTAGAGTTTGAGGTTGGTAATTAATAATAGAAAGCCAAGAGAGAATATCTTGTTCTAACTGTATTAGGATAGGGGCTAGATCTGTTCTAGTTTTGAATAAATCGAGTATAGAATAAGAATCGTAAGCTAAACTTAAGTATGAAGCTATAGAAGAAGATATTTCAGGGTATTGTTTAGAGGTTTGCAATTCTAAAAGAGATATGCCATATAGGGAGTCAGGGAGAGTATTAATAAGGTTAGCCGCGCGGAGATAAGACTCAGATATAAATGCTTGTAGTAATAAGAGAAAACCACTAGGAAGCAAAAAGGAGGACATAACCTTATAAAAGTAAATTAAAGGCTTTTCTAAAAAAGAAGGTAATAAAGGAGTTAAACAGTTAAACAGCTGAGGATGAAATTCAGTAAGCATAATTCTTAGTAGAAGATTAGAATAACAATCTTCAGTAATAGAATACAGACGAGTATTAACTAAAAGATAGTAAAATTTGTCCAAAGGTTGTAGATTAAAAAGTTGGGGAACGTAAGATTGAATAGAAGAAACAAGTTCTAATGAAAAACCTGATTGGGAAAGAAGTTCTAAAAGGCGAGTATCAGGAGATTTAGAGTAAGAAGTACCTACTAAATTCCAAATAAGTTTTAGTGTATTTTCCAACAAGTACACTATAGAATTAGTTTGAGGTAGGTATTGGAAATAGTAAGCTATAGTACCCAATTCACCCCAGTAACGTAAAGGAGTTTCGAGTTGGGTTAAGTCTGGGGGGGTATAAGGCCACATTTGGTCAAAGGAAAAGGTTTTCCAAGAAGTGGCTGCTTTATTAGTTAACTCTTCTTCTTTTTTATTAGTAAATTGAGTATTGTACAAACTAGATTCTAAAGCTTTATATATAAAGTAATCTCTGTAATGCAATAAAGTCTTGTTAGAAGAGAAAGAAAAACTTTCATAATACTTATTAGCTTCTTCCTGGACAGCTTTAGACTTAACAACTAAATCTATAGACCTCCACTGTTCTACCTTACAGCGTTCAGTAGTTTCATAACCAAACTTTAGAGAGAAGGGAGATTGAGGGAGACCTGTTTTAAATTTTAGCATCAGAGATATCAGCTCCTAAAACGTAGTTATAGTGTGTTCTAAATACATTTTCTTTTAAAAGTCTATACTGAAAAGTAATAGATGTTATATCTAAGTTATTAAACCTTTTTATTAATAGAATATAAAACTGTAATACCTGAATGTTTTTAATAGGAGTTAAGAGTTCTTGGTAAGAAGGGTCACAACTTATTATCCAGTCTATAAGATAAAAAGGGTCTGTTAAAAATAAATCTATAGAGAACTCAGGAAGTAATAAATACTCATTAATAAACGTTGTGAGTTGTTCCTCTCTAGTTATAGAGTTTACAGTTTGAAGAAACGTGTTGCTAGTATACTTTAGAGATTCTACAAACTCTTGTTTAATAGAATTAGTAAACAAGTAATATAGACAGCAGAGAGGTAAAAAGCATTTGCTATCAAAACATAGGAATGAAAGTAATTCTATAAGATAAAAGAAAGAAGAAGTTTCTAAGAGAAAGTAATAGGAAGTGGTTATAGATTCTGCGAAAGGAATAGATAAAAGATATAGTTGGCTAATCAAAGGGTCTTGTAGTAAAGTATAGATGGGGGGAGGGCAAACTCTACCAGTAAAAGGGGTGTACATAATTATTTTGATGGAGAGGAAGTTGCAGGGACGGGAGATATAGTAACAGCAAGTTGATCAGTAGTAGAACCTTTAGGGAGAAAAACATCTATTTTTCCATCAGGTCTTTCTATGTAGTCATACTTATTAGATTTCAAGCAAATATCAACAGCGGTAGAAATAGTTTGGCGTTGTTGTTCTTGTTGAGTAACTTGTTGTTGTTGCTGTTCCTCTTGACGTTTGCGTTCTGTATCTTTTTTGTATAAGACTTCGTCAACTAAATAATCAGTAGTTTCTTTCCAAACCATACGAGCGGCGGGTTGGAGAGGAGCGGGCAATTGGTTAAACAACTGGTTAGGCAAATCGTTGATAGTATTTCTAAGTTTTTCTTTATCTACCTGTATGCCTTTATTAGGGCCAGTAGCAGTAACAGTAAAAGGGCCTATATCAAAGATTCTAACATCACCTTCGCGGCGGTAGGACACCTGTAAAATATCTGGTAAAAGTTCATTTAATTCACTAACTCCTTTAGTAACACCTCTATCTAAAAATAAATCTCCTACTCTACCAAAATTAAACTTAGCGCCTTGCATTTGAATATACATAGCGCCCCTATTATTGACTAATATAATATCATCTCTAATAGAAAATTCTTTATACTCATTATCTGATAGTTCTTGTTTTTTTATAAATATCTGACCAAAAGACAAACCTAGATCAGAAGCAGATACTTGCAGAAAATCCGGTAAAAGTTTATTGACTTCGGATAACCCAGATTCTATTAAAGGATTAAACTGATTTCCATCTACTACTACGTAATCCTCTGAGCCATCTTTAGCTTCTCCTATAACATATTTAACTCCTCCTACTGAAAAGCTTTTTACTACAAACTCATTGTTTTCATTCTTTTGTATGTCAATATTTACTTTTAAATAATCAGGAAGTGTGTTATTTAACTGGTTTAATATTTCCTGTGTACCTTTCTCTACTATTTCATCTAATAGTTTATCTAAAAGAGTTTTAGTTTTCTTTTTAGTTTGTTTGCTATGAGTCTGGAGACACTTTTCTATTTCTTTAATAGTTTCTAAATCGAGTTTAAGTTGGTCTACTTCTTCTAGAATGTAGTTTTCTCTAAGTTGTTCTATATATAAAGAAACATCGTCATCAGACAACTGTTTTAATTCATATTCTTTTCCTTCTGAAAAAGGGCCGTAGTTATTTACTCTAAAAATATTTTTATTATAGTTCTCTTGGTTAATTAATTTCCTTAATTCTTCTAATCTAGTGTGAGCTTGAGGTTTACCGCTACTTTCATCAAACCAAGGCATAATAAATACGTTTTCTGTAGCTCTAGTAAAGTTAGTAGCTGTTTTAGCTACTCTATTACCACTAGAGTCATAATATTCTACTAGACCTCGATAAGAATTAGGGTGAATACATTCATTTGCTAATTCAGGAAGAACAGGATAGTAATTTTGTTGACGAAAAGAAACAGTAGCTTCTTGTTGAAGAGTTTCTATAACACTACTAGCTGCTTTACCAATAGCTATTGGAGGGCTGGATTCAGATAGTTTTTCTTCTTTGTCTATTTGGATTCTAGAACGTTTAATAGGAGAACAAACTTCCTGAGTATTTAAAGTACTTCGTGTATTGTTTTGTCCGGTTATATATTGTTTAGCTAATTCTGTGTCATTGTGTCCTAGCCGAGCGCTTATAAAAGCATTTTCTACTTTACCATTATTAAAACGTACTAATACTCTGTCACCTGGTTTAAGGGTATCAAAACTTCCGGAAGAAGTTCCTTGGGGTAAGCTTTTATCTTCAGCAAAAGTTCTACGAGTTAAAAGTGGGATATAAACCACATAACTAAACCTAGCAGGTATAGTAATTGTTTCTACTTGTTTAGTCTTTTGATTTACACGTTCAACAGTTTTACGGAGTACAGAAACTACTACAGCAAAAACTTCATGGGTGTATATTTTTGTGTAGTTATTAACTAATTCAGTAGTGCTAGGCATAGTTTAAAAGTTAGAAAGGGGATAGAAGTGCTAGTTCTGTGTAGTAGCCTAACTTACCATCATTAAAACGGTGAGTTAAAGCTTCTATTCTAAAAATAGAAGGGGGGTCGGGTTTAAAGTTAGAGGTATTAATATTTGTAGAAGTAGCAGTAGTAGAATCTGTACCAGAATTAGGAATGCGTTCACAAAAAGTAGACTCAGTAGTAGATTGTATTTGAGACACGTTAAAACTTATAGAGCCTTCACTACCAGAAGTTTGCTGTTGAGTTTTATCTATAGGCAAACCTTTAACTTGTGTATCGCCCCCAGAATTAATACTAGTATAATCAGGTCTTTTAGTAACAAAGAATTCATTTATTTTTTTATATTCTTCATAGTAAGTTTTATAGTCTTCTCTATCTTGAAGAGCACTTTGAAGTATATCCTTAGGAGTAAGTTTTTTGATTTTATTAGTGTCGTCCTGTTTATAAAAAGTATTAGAAGAGTTACAGGAGGCAGTAATAATCTGAATTATTTCAGAAGGGGAGAGGGAGGGGTCGCCAATAAGGTGGATAGAGCAAGCCCTAACTTCTTTAGAGACGCGGCGGGCGAATTGTAGACCCACAGAAATATAATCAAGGGCAGTAGATAAACTATCATCAAAAATACTAAAGTAAGAGCAAGGGAAAGCCCTGTCTGTTTGAAACCTAGGGATAACTGATTTGACTGAAAATACATATTTTTGCATTTCTTCTTGACTATCCTTACTAGATTTTACTAGAATATTAGATTTAGTCGACAACAAAGTCTGTTCTTCTCTATATAAAATTATTTTTTGACAAGGATGCAGAATTTCATTTTCCCAGGTTTCACCATATAGTTGACTAAATCCTGGAGGACTAATTCTATTAAAATATGTTCTATAAAATGTATCTCTTGCTTTTAAACCACTACTATCATTTATCCTAGGTACGTAATATAAATCACCATCTACATGATGACAAAAAACTTCAGTATGTTGATTTTCTTGTAGGGAAAGAAATTTAATAGTTTCAATAGCAATACGTTCTGATATAGTAGGAGGTTTTATATCAGGAGATTCCTTAGAAAAACCTAATCTAGTACTCAATATGTTAAAATCAGGAAACCCTTTAACAACAGTCGCAGTATCTTTAACGTAAGCTTTTAATTTTGATTGCAATCTACTATCAGAATCGTTCAATAATTCTGTATAACTATCAGTGTCTGGGTCATGAAAAATTTCTCCTTTATTTATTTGATAACCGCAATTAGCATAACTACAAGCAGTATCACCAGTAAAATCTCCTACAGCTCTTTGAGCTAAAGTAAGTATTAAACTAGGTCTATTAGTTACACCATCAAGTCTATTACTCTGTCTAGTTCCTTGAGTAGAACCCAAAATAGTTTCAGTTAGATCATCTGCACTAAAACTAGAATAACTGTCTGTTATATATTTAAGTCTATCTCTACATTCTAAAGTAACAGACAGACCATCAGAAGAGCTAGAGACTTCTGTAACAATATCAATACAACCAACAAAAGTGCATAATAGGCGTATACCTAACATATCAGGAGTTATAGAGTCACTGATAGAATCAATATAACCTAAGAATATACGTATTTCGTCGCCTATACCTAGAGGGTAGAGTAAATCACCGTCTTTGGATATGGTATTTATATTACCTTTTTTAAGATCATTATCCTGTTTTTGTTCATCTGTTATTCTAGGGGAATTTACACTAACAGGTCTAAAAGGTGGAATTTTAGTTAGTGGAGGGGATATTTCAGCGGGGTCAAGTATTTGGCAAGTGCATTTTATTAGAGCAGTAGAAGAAGTCCACATTCTGGTGACATTAACACGGGAACGGGTGACTACCCAATCACTATGGTCACCAGGTTGATTAGTAAGTAAAATGTTATTTTTTATATCAGTTATGACACAAACAGGCACTTGGCCATCAGCTTGTTGATGACACATTGCTCCCAAATCTGGTTTAGAAGGGTCATCGGGAAATTTTGCTTGTACATTAAGATTAACCATAAAAATACTTACCTAAGAGTATCGAACCTCTAAGGTAAGTATATAAAGGTGGGGTTAGTTAAATCAAACTATAAAGATTATCTAAATAAATAGTTGTCGGCGCTTACATTACCGTAACCTTGTAAGTTGCTATCTGCTGTAAAAGATTGTCTAGCAGTAGGAATTAAACCACTATCACCTTTAGTAAACCTAATACTTTCGCATAAACCTTCTAATCTTACAGCTACTACATTTCTGCCAGCCATAGCTCCTAAAGTAACAGAATCTATTTTAGCAAACAGTAACTGGTATTTACCCTTAGCCTCTCTAGTGTTAGTATTAGATACTGGAGAAGAAGTAGCACCAGAAGTACCACCAAATACTCCAGAAGTATGGAGTTCTGGGGCATTTATTTCTACAGTAATAACAAATCTAGGAGTAGGGTCAGCTTTAAATTCAGCACCGACCCTTTCAAAACCAAAACAATCTTCAAGGATTCTTATATCTAATAAGCCTCGTTCTAAAACCCAACCGTATTGAAACTCACCATCTAATAAACGAGGTGTTTTACGTCCGAATGGCATGTACGCTTCAGTAGCGTTTCGCATGGTTTTTTGGAAGGAAGTAAAACCTCCTACCATAACTGGGTTACCAGTACTCATGTCATTCATGTAAACATTTAAGTGAAACCCTTGAATAGGGTCTAGAGTTGCATTGTTAACAGCAACTCTATTTGCCATGGGATTACTAGTCATAATTTATATTAAATAGAGGTTTGAATAGAGAAGTCTTCTGAAATATCCATAATAGTGGATACAAATAAGCGGTCTGCGGGAAAAGTAGGAGTAAACCTAATACGAATATTTAGTCTACCTTCTAATTGGTCCCTAACAGTGTTGTTTGCACTAGAACAAATGGTGGGGTCTAGATTAGTAAACCAACCATCACGAAGTTTAGAAAACAAGTAAGTATCACATGCGGAAGCCACTTCAGCTTGTAGTTGAGAGTTGTTAGGTCTAGAGCGAACCCATTGAAGAGCTAAATATAAATCAGTCTTTACTTGATCTAAAGTTCTAACAACAGAGCGGTAACGCTTAGCAATGTTACGACTAGTGGTTAAACCATTGCAGAAGCGGAAGCCATTCATATTAGAGTCAAGCATAAGTACTTCTACACCAGAGGCAGACATTTTATCAAGATAAGAAGGATTAGCTTGAGTATCAACAAAAGTGACACCTTGTACTAAGGTATTAGAGAAAGAAGCGGCGGGGGATAAATTAGGGCTTCTAGATAAATCGTAGCCAAGATAAGAGCCGGAGGAACCAACATTAGGAACCAAAATACCAGAAGCACTGCGCATAATTTGAGTGCCAGCTATTAAAACGATACGATCGCTATTCAATTCATCTGCTAATAATCTAGCCCTGTCAGGACTAACCCCTGGGGGTAACTCAAATACAGCGGTTCTTAAACCACTTTCAGGAGTAGATGATAAAGTGCTATTTATTACTGTACTAAATACTTCTTGGAAATCTACATCTCCGTAGAAAATACCAGGAGTAGCGATAGCAGCTAAGTTATAAGAATCTAATTCTTTGATAGCTTTAATCATTCCATTCGCCAAAGACTTTTTAGAAGGAGTTTTAAGACTAGTTTCTAAACCATTCTGTAAGTAAAAAGAAGATAAAACATTAAAACCTTGAGCTGCGTAACTAGTTTCTCCAGAAGAAAAACTAGAGCTATAGCGTTCGAGGGGAGGAGCTAAACGTTGAACAGGGAGAGAAAATACTTTATTGTTAGAATCTAAACTGATATTAGATTGTAAAGCTCGGACTACAGGCATAAAGAAAGCCTGTACTAAACTAGTTGAAGGAAAAGCTAAACTACGACCTGTAGTATAATCAAGATTATTGCTTTCTACAGAAACTTGAGAGTTAGAATCAGAAGCTATAACATTAGAATTAGTATCTTTTACTAATATTTGAAAGCTACTGTACTTTGATAAAGAGCGTTGTTTAGAAATTGAACAGTGAATTTTATTTCCATGAATGCCGGGAGTTAAAGCTCTTATTCTCCATAATAGAGTACCTTCTGTGGAGTACAAGTCTCTATAAGCATAGGAAGCACCATCATAACCGCCAGAAAGATAATCAGTAATAGAATTATTTTGCCAGTTCTTATTTTTAAATTTAAAGTCTTCTACTGGTGCAGTTTGATAGCGAGTTATAGTGTATCTAATTCTGTTTGCTTGTTCTCCGCTATAAGACGAAGTTAAAAAAATAGTAGGAGTAGATTGAATAAAGCTACCAGAAGTAATAAACTCCACTAAGTCTATTTCTCCTATCAAAGTAGATGCAATAGTATCTCCTTTGATAGAGGAATCTAACATATTAAGAATAGAAGTTAGTTCGGAACCTTTTATAAAAGAATTACTGCCTTCAGTAGTAGAACCTATCATTAAAGAGGTTTTAGCAAAAGGAATAGCAAAAGAACCGTGTTCAGTAAGAGCTAATTTAGTAGAAGATTCTTCTCCTAGCCAGTATTTAATCCCAAAGCTTTCTATAGATAAAGGGAAAGCATCATCATTAGGTTCATAACTAGGTTTTTTAAAGTAACCAAATGAAAGGTAACGGCCGCCACTGTGCTCTGATAGTAAAAAAGTGCCATCTAATTGTACATCTGTAAACCCATCATTATATGGTTGAGGTATTTTATATTCGTCAGCAGAAACAGAACCACTAAGACTATCAAATCTGTATCCCATAATATAATGAGCGGCTTTGGGAATAGATATTTGATACTTTTCATCATAAGGATAATCTAGTAGAGCTGTATTTGGTTTCAAATAAATATATACTCCATTCCCATTAGCAACAGAAACAGATTCATTTACTGTAATAGTAATCTCGTCTAAATTGGTTGTGTCTGAGGGTATACTAATAGTACCTGTAGGAGTATACTTAACGTTATCTATAATAAAGTAAACACTGCTTCGTGTACTAGCAGTTTCTATAATAGTTTTCAGTTGATCTCTATTATAAAGACCTCGAATGGTAATAGTCTTAGCAGTAGAATTAAAAGCTGTTACAGAAGGGATAAAATAAACCGGAGTAGAATTAGCTACAAAAGGTAAATCATTAGCAAAATTAAAAGTAGCAGCTGTACCTATATTAGTATCTAAATAGCCTATATCATTAATAGTTTCTGAGTACAATTCTTCAAAAGAAACCTCTGTTTGGTTATCTATTTCAACAGAAGTAGTATTAACAAAAGAAACTGTAGAATTATAGTGTTCAGGGTCAAGACTTTGAGAGTATTCTTTTTCCCCAACAACTAATTTCATATTCTTTAAACGAGCAACGTGACCTGCTGCAGGAGTAGTTCCAAGAGGGGGATAATTACCGTTAGTGTCAGTTTCACTTTTAACATCTTCTATTTTAGCAACAACTAACTTTTTCTTATTTAAACTATTAGTTAGCGCTACGCCTCTTACAGAAAAAGAATGCAATCTAGAAGTTTTAATTAATAAAGCGTCGTGAGTTGGGGAATAATTATAAGGCTCAGAGCATATAATTAAATCAGAAGTATCCGACTCATCTAAATTAGGAGTGGCTGTTCTATTAATGTTTATTAAACAGTAACCAGGAACCAAAAACTTCTTCAAAGTAGAATAGTTATTAGCTGTTTTTTCAATAAGAGCAACAAAATAACCTTCAACAGGAAGTAAAACGCTTTGGATTTCTAAAGTTAAAGCAACGGAGCCGACAGAAGGAGAGTGTATTAAGCGTTGAGATGTAGTTAAATTAGGGTTACCTTGAACAGCTTTAGTAACGTAGAAGTTATAGCGGCCGGCTACATTATTATTAAGAGTAATGTAATCTTTAAAAGTTTTTACAGTAGAGTAAACAGGATTAGCAATGATAGCATCGCCAATGTAATTTAAATCAAACTTTAAACCTAAAGTGCGTTCAGAGTTTTCTATTAAATTAGAACCTGATAAAGTATAACCTATTTTAGGAGGGATATTATCATTACCACTAGTAGCAGATAACGTAGTAGAAGCGGTATTAGAACTAGCGGAAGCACGAGAAACTATAAAATTACTCAAACCGTTAGCCATAGCTTGTTGGACAAAAAGGCTGCCAGGACTTGAGTCTAATCCGAAAACACTAGCAAAAGTTTTTGCATCATTTATTTCTACTGGAACGTCAGGACCTCTATTAAAAGAACTCACTACTCCAACTCTATCCCTCCAAGGTTTGGTAACCACAGGAGGTCCAACAATACTATCTATGAATGTAATATTTGGTCTATTCATAATACTAATAATAACAATATAAATTAATGTAATTTTTATAAACAATTAGAAGTGACCACCATCAATTTTAAAGTCATCTTCTATAACTTTTATTTCTTTAGTAATATTTTGCACAACAGGTTTAGTTTTTGGCAAAATTAGAGTATCAGTTTCAACAGTTCCTTGTAAATCTAAATTAATAGTAGAAAAATCTTTTTGCTGAAAAGTCTCTGTAGTAAGATTAATCTCATTAATATTAGGGAAAAGAAAAGTATCCTCAGGAAAGGGTTCATATAAATCATAGCTAACTACACAGTAGGAAGTATGAAAAATTAGATTTTTAGACTCTCTTATCCAATTTGAAGTAGGGTAATCTACAGAAGTAATATGAGGATTACGAAGAGCAAAAGGACGTATATATATTAAAGAACGAATAACTTTAGTTAATAAAGACATCCAAGAGCGAAGTATACGCTCACCAGGCAAAGTAGTAATAGAAATAAGAGAATTAGACGATCCAAGTTTAGATTCTTTAGTAATAGGTTGTTCAGTAGTGTGAATAAATTTAGGGGGATTAAGTTTAATATTTTGGGGTATAACGTAATCTTCAGGAACTAAAGTGGGAGTACGCTCTTCTAACAATTGAGCTAAAGTGCGGGTATTAGGGGGGAGATTGCGGTCTTTATATTGAAAGGAGTCCGCGCGGCTAATAGTTAAAGGATAAAAATTAGGATAATTACTATCAAGGTTTACTATATCCCCTGCTATTTCTACCGGAAGATTATACGAAGCATCTTGATAGAATAACTGAACTACAAAATTAAAAGTATTTTTAACTGCATAAGAATTAGAATTAGGTCTGCCTAAATATTTATCATCATACACAACAGATTTATGACTAAGTCTAGTGCTAAGTTGAGCAGAAGTTTGATTATAATTGTCGTGGAAAGGGTAGACAGCAAGAGTAAGACCTGGTTCTATAAGTTCTACTCCTCCAAAGTCTCTAGCACTAGTAATGCGTATAGGGTCAGTTGGGGTAGATTCTCCTAAGATAACTGGATAATATATTTCACTATTTTGTATATCTGGATGTTGTAAAATAGCACATAACAAAGCATTGACAGCTTGGTCGTGCGTAGGGAATATATTATCTAAGGGAACCTGCTGGGCCATATAGAGGGGTTATTAAGCTGGTTTACTTGGTCTTCTATATTTTGTATTATAGGACTTCTTCTAGGAGTAGAGGAAATAAGTGGAGGTTGAGTATAAGAAGAATTATTGAGGAAAGCACCGCCCGAGATAGTTTTAGCGGACACTCTAATAGATTTAGGATTATTGCTATAAGAACTTTGTGCACCCATAAGGTCTCCTGTGGCTATTTCTAGGTCTTCAGGCATCTCTAAAATGTCTAATATTACATAAGTGTTAAGTCTTGATAAAGTCCACGCTAATAGCTCTATAGAAGCTTCTGGTATAGCAAAGTCTGTAGGATCATTTTTAATGATAGCTGCTGAGATACCTGAATAATTACGAGTAATAGTAATCTCTTTTAAGATAACCGCCGCTGCTTGTGAATGCCTAGAATTGTCTAACTCTAATTGTTTAGCATTACTAATAATTCTATTAAATTCTATCTCTGTAAAGTCAGTAGTAGGGTCTACTTCAGTAGGAGACCAAAACTGCACTCTAATTTTTATCTTAGAAGTAGCTGGGGGAGTAGCCCCACCAATTACCCATTTAGCTTTATTTCTTATGTACAATACAACAGGCTGCCCTACATTATCATCTGTAGTGTTAATAGTACTGGTTTTATTATTCCTTAGAAGAATAACTAAACCATTAACACTGTTAGTAGTTAAAGAATTAATATGAGTTCCCCATTTAAAGGGGCTAGTGTTAGTAGAAATATTATTATTTTTGAGATCTATTTTAAGGTTCAAAGAATAAGCTAAAACACTAGGCATATTAGCTCTAGGGTAAAAGCTTAATAAATGTACTTGAGAATAAAACTGATTGGCAAAACCTGAAAGTTGAGGAGCAGCTACTAACCCCTCGTTTTCGTAGCGTACACTTATAGAATTGATGGAATCTGAGAAATCAGAAACTATTTGAGCTGCAGTTACAGTAGTCCCCGCATTATAATTCCTAGAAATAATCCAAGTGTTTAAAAGATGAGAAGCATACCAACTACACTCTAAAGTTTGACTAGAAGATAAATCAATAGAACCAGAATTAAAGATAAAACCGGAGTCAAAAGTTTCTTCAGGTTCGGAGGAAGTAGATTGACTAGAAGACATCTCGTAAGTAGTACAGATTCTCTCTAAGTCTTTTAGAGCTTGGTCTTCTAGAACCTTAGCGTGTTCTGCTTGTTCAGGGACTTGAGCTAATTGTCCTATTAAAATAGAAGCAGTTAAAGAAGCAGAAACTCGGCGAATACCGTCTGAGAAAAGAGTTTGATTAAGTTGACCAGAAGAATTAGGTCTGTCAGGGTCAGCAAACATAACTTCACGGACATGACCTAATCCTTGGAAAAGAAAAGTATTATCTTTTCTTTTAGCAGCAGCTAAAATAAGAGCAATGCGGGGGTCTGCTTCGTTGGTAATTATTTTAAATATTTCTAAAGCAGTTCGCCGGCGCAGTAGAACTGATGCACGGCGAACTATTTCAACCATCTTAAATAAAGGTAACCTAGTTATAATTTGATCTTCTGTTAAATTTTCAGCTTGTTCTTCTGTAGTAGAAGGGTCTATACCCTGTGGTGCAGGGTAACTAAATCTATCCCTGAAATTTAACGTGACAGCCATTTTATACCTCTGGAGTTAAAATACGTTTACATTCATTAACAACTGAAGTAAGAGAAGAAAACTTAGATTGAATAAAGTTAACGTAATCTACTGGTATAGGATCTAATTGACCTAAAGATTTAACATGGCTAACTAAATGTTTCCAGTTATAATCTTCAGGTAAAGCAGATTTTAATCTATCTTCAAAAGAGTCACCTGTTAGTTGATCAAAAAACTCTGGGTTTTCATCATAAAAAGGAAGCTCTTCCCTTACAGGATTGAAATTTGGGGTAGAGTAAATGTCTTTCGGCTCTTCTATATTTTGTATAGATGAGTCTGACACCTTTTTGATATTTAAGTTATCTTCAGGTTCTTCAGTCGAAGTAACAACAAAAGAAGAACCTATAGGAGAACTAAGGAGATGTTTAGCGTCATTGTTAGAAAGTAATAATATATCTCCAGTTTCTACGAGTTTTTTTGATCCATTAACAAAAAGCCATTCTGGCTTAGTAGCATATAAGTAATAACTCATTTAGTTCTTCTAATAATTATCTAAGGGTTTTTGTTTTGATTAACAACAATTAATTCACTTGAAGATAGAGTGGGAGTAGCTCCTGTATAAGTTAGTATAACAGTAGCCAAATGTAAAGAAGCACAATCTCTAATTAAAGAAAGAGAATTAGAGTTAGTATATGGAGGGTAAACACCGCTAACATAAATTAATTGTTCAGCTTCATTAATTTTAAAGTTACCAGAAGCTAACTTAGAAGAAGTTTGATTACCCCAACCACGGTTATTACCTTTTTGAGAAGGAACAACAGGATTTTCAAAGATAGGATCTGTTAAAGACCAAGCACCGCCTACTCTCTTATAGAATTTATAAGTTTGGAGGTATTCATCTAAATCTAAACATTCAATAGCCCAATCATTGTTAGCTACACTATCTCCATTTATTAGAGTAGTAGGTGCAGTAGTTCCTTTTATATAAGGTTGAACTCTTCTAGAAGGGTTAGCAATAATATAGTAATAATAAGTACCTGCAGCTGTTACAGCGGAGCCGCCAGAATGCAAAGTAGTGCTGGGGGTAATAGTTAGAGTAATAGAAGTACTTAAAGTAGCTAACTGACTATCAAGATAAGCAGAGCCGGCAGCAATGCTAATAGTTGAAGCGACAGAAGGCGCTGATCCATTAGCTGCAAAACTAGCAGAAGGGGTCAAGCCAGAGTTTACAGAAGAATATGGATAATAAGATAAACCTACACCTCTGGATTCTGGGTATAAGTCTTTTAGAAAGCGAAAACCAGGTGCTACCTGTTGTAGAATAGGAGTTGAACTAGCCATAATTTATTTAAATCAATATTTATATAAAGTTTTATAAATACTTTACTATAGGCCATAAGCCTATAGTAAAAATAATTAGAAAGTACCGTAAGACAAGTTAGATTGGATAATGAACTTATTAGACAGTTCACCTTCGTCACAAACATCCAAAATAGAAATCCAGTGAGGATATATAACAACAGGAAGGAAAGCATCACCCATTTGCATAACGCGTCCAGGAGGTGCTGGAGGCTCGCTCATAGCGGAAGTACGAACAAATATACCTGGGTTACCATCTGGGGATTCACCACTACAGTGATAAGTAAACCCTAAAGTAGCACTAGGATTATCAACAGCGTTACGAGCTACTAAAGCTACTTTATGAGCAGGCCAATAAGTTTTAATAGTATTATCTACAGGGTCTCTATACATACCATCAACAGCAGTAATACGAAGACCAGCAATAGAAGTAATTTCCCCACCAGGGCCCATAGTTATGTAAGTAGCGGGAGCGCCTGCTGTACTGCTTACAATATTTGCATTGCCAGCAACTGAACTGGTAGGTGCATTGTACACTAGTACGCCAGGTACATTACTGAGGGCTTTGATATACTCATTTTCCATTAAGATAGTGAGTAGATCAGTAGACATAATGATGTCTGTAAAAGTGTTTTTATTAGTTTTGCGTAGATATTCTTTTAAAAGACGTAGGCCATATATAATATCAGCTTTAGGATCTGTCCAAGCTACACCAGCACGTTGGTCAGTGGACTTAAACATTAAAGCTTCTTTACGATTTTTATTGGCTTGTAAATCTTTAGCAGCAGTGAAGCCAGTACCAGTGATTACAGCACCTTTAGAAACAGAGTCATCAAAACCATCATATCTAAAGAGGTTATGATTTGGGATATTAGAGGAAACATTAATACTAACACCGGTACGAGGGTCAGTGTAGTTAATACCGCCTAGTATAGCTTTAGTAATAAAAAGGTCTTTAGTACGAGAATGGCGGGCAACTAGTTGTTGAACACGGCGCTGGACAATATCTTCAGGGCGGTAAGCTTGGTTAAAAGTACCAGGTTGACGAAGTTGGTTAATAAGGTGTTGTTCAATAAAGTCATCTTCACGAACTACAGCAGGGCGGGCGGTAAATGCACGAATTCTATTTTGTTCTAAGAAACCGCCGCTAGGTACACCAAATCGAACGATAGGCATAATACCTAAACCCTCGATTATTTGTTCAACAACAATAGTACGTTCGGGGATATTGCGGTCTGGGAAAAACTCACCTAAAGGAGTTCTAGCAATCTGATAAAACGATTGCGCTAACATTGTTAG